ACTGTTGATGATGCGGGTGGTGGGGATATTAGCATTACAGCAGGAACAACTACTGCCACTAATGGTTACGGGGCAAGTGTAAGTATTTTTGCTTCCAACGGTACAGGAACTGGCGATGGCGGCTATGTCACTATAAAACCCGGTAATTCTACTGGTGGTGCTAAAGGTAAGATAGATTTATATTCGGCTGATGGAACAGGAGTGGCAGAATTAGATGCCGATAATGTCTCTAGTATAAAAAACTTCTCTTTTCCCAATCAAGGTGGTACTTTTTGTGCATTTACGTCCGGCTCCGGCGCCCCGGGGTCCACACCAACTTCTATTGGTCAATTTTATGTCGACACCACTGGTCTTAAATTCTATGGATCTACGGGAACGGCTAGTAGTTCAGACTGGAAAATACTAAATTAGTAAAGAAATATGGTATAATTAATATAATATGGCTCTTACCGCACAACAAACTCAGCAATTAGATATAGCCTCGCAGAGAAAACTGGCTGGCACCGCTACTCCGACTGATCTTGCTAACCTGGCTTACGCTACTAAAACCTATAATTATTCTTATAATCCTTCGGCTCCTACTACCACGACAGGGCCGACGGCGACTAGTCTTCCCGCTGGAATGACCCAGTTGACCTCTCCGGATCAGATTTCTCAGTACAATATTGCTGGACAGGTTGGGGCTACTGGTACTTCAGGATCCTATCTTTATGGCACTCCAAAGACTGCTATTCCAGCCGATGGCATTGGTACACAAACCCAGGTTAGTGTTAGTCCTCCTCCGCCTAATACTAATATTGCCGATTCCTCGATTGCTGGGGCTACTAAACAAGCTGATTTAAATACACAAACTATCGATCAAGTGAAGTCTCAACTAGATCCAGTCAGCCAGCAGCTATTTGATCTATATAACCAAGAGTCTGGTAAGTCTGCTTATACCGCTGGTCAGGAAACGGCCAATAATATTCCTGGTTTAAATCAGCAACTTGCCGATATAAATGGTCAGATCCAGACCGGCGTGGCTGAGTATAATCAACTCAAAGACTCCATTGAGAAGTCCTATCTTGCAACATCTTTAGATAATCGAGGAAAGGCCATCACGATGGATAGGATTATCGGCAATCAGGCCCAGATTGATTACAAAAAGCAGTTAGATAATGCGACTATCTTAAGCACTAAAGCCGGTGATATTGCTTTATTACAAGCCAGAGCTTTGGGAGTTCAAGGACAAATTGAGGCAGCGCAAAAAGCGGTAGAGCGGGCAGTTGCTTTAAAATATGGACCAATTGAAGAACAAATTGCTACTAAGCAAGCTCAACTGCAGTTAATACAGCCTTTGCTTAATAAGCAAGAGAAACTACAGGCTAATGCTTTGCAGTTACAATATGATGCGCAAAAACAAGCTCTTGCTGATGCTAAAACCAAGGAAACAGATTTCCAAAACTTATTAATTACAGCGGCAGCTAACGGAGCTCCAGCAGCTCTTATCACTAAAGCTCAATTAACCAAAGATCCAGTTACAGCGGCTACCATATTGAGTGCTTATCTAAAATCTTCTTCTGGTGGTTCTCAGACTTCAAGTATTCAGGAGTATGAATATTATGTTAAGCAAGAACAAGCAGCCGGTAGGAAACCGTTGAGTTATAATGAGTACCAAAATTTAGATGCCAATAGGAAAAGGTCCTTGTCTACAACCAATAATGTTACTTATGGAACTAAATTAGAAGATCAACAGATTGCTGATTTTAATAAGGCGGCTGGTGAATATGTTCTAAAATTAGCTGCTAATGAAATTTCTTGGGGAGCTGCTTGGAATGCGATGAGAGCCCAATTCCCCCAGGCTTCGAATGATAGAATTGATGCGTCTTTGAATAAGGCTGCTTATTATCCAAAATAATTATGGGCTGGGCTGAATTTAATGCACAGGCGACTGGAGGTATAAATGCTCCAGTTACACAGACTAAACCCTCCCAAACTGGCTGGGCAGCCTTTAATGCTGCTGCTACACCGACTAGACAACAAAAACAACTCGACATTATTAACTCCACTCCAACCCCCCCTCAAGGAATATTGGCCAATTTATGGAGTGGGTTTAAGTCTGTTTTTACAGAGAAGCAGAAGGTTCCCCAGTCAAAACCTAAGAATATATTTGAGAAAGCGATCGCTCCAATTGCTGATGTTCCAGCCCAGGCATTGATTGGTTTTACCAACTCTTTGCAAGACACCGTAAGAAAGTGGGCTTCTCCTGCACCTGTTTCGTCTAAGATAGGTTCTACAATTGATACAGCACTTAATGCGGCTAATGTAGCTTTTTCTCCAGTTACTTCAGCCTTTAGTGTAGCGGAGAATACCCCCTTAATTAAGTATCCTGCTAAAGCAATTGGGTGGGTATTTGGTAAGGCTGGAGATGTGGGTGGTTTCGTAGCAGACAAAGCCATCGATTCAATGCCGCTCACCCCGATAGCTAAAGAGAATTTAAAAGATCCCGTTCACAATTTAGGAGGGTTGCTTGGACAGACTATTCTCGGTGGTGGAGTTTTTAAGGGTGGCGAGAAGGTAGTCTTAAAAACCCTAGGGGATCATTTCATTTCTAATGTTCAAGATGTAGCCGTTAAAACAGAGGCTAAGACTCCTATCACTACACCAGAGATTGCTAAGCAAGTCGTAACGATGGCCGCTCAGAAAACAGTGGGGGAAATCCAGCAGGGGTTAACTAGTGCTACTGATAATGTTGGTGAAAATATAAAACCAAAAGCAGATACAGTTGCCGTCTCCCGGGGACAACTTCCTGTAGGAACTGGTAAGGAAAAGGTCTCTAGTTTAGAAGCAAGAATAAAAGAAAAATTGAATGCGGTTTCTCCCGAAGATAGAGCTGGACTTTCTACCTATAATGAAGTGAGTAAGTCAGAAAACATTAAGGCAGCCGCTAAATTTGTAGCTAAAGATCCAGAAGCGGCCATGGCGGTACTACGAGGAGATAAAGTCGCTCCTAAAGGGTTACTCTATAACTCTATTTCTATTGCTTTAGAGGAACACATTAAAAACAATCCAACACTGGATATTGCTCAGCAAGCAGACTTAAACTTACGCCTTGCTTCTTTGCGTTCTACCCGTGCTGGTCAGGAAATCTCTGTTTTGACAGAACGGGATCCCAATAGTCCGGTGAAATATATGACAGATTTAACTAACGCTAAGGTAGAGGCATTAGGTGGTAGAGAAAAGCTAAAAACTTTACAGAATCAAGAACTAGGTGGGGCAACTAGAGCAATTAGAAGTAATAATCTTGTTAAAACTGATTGGAATTCGTTTGTAGAAAGTATAAGATGTTAATATGGCCTGGTGTTTAACTAAAGATGCAGAAGAAAAATTCTTAAAAGGTCTCCAAGACGGGTCTATTGATCCGGCTAAACTCGTTAATATGACGAGCGAGGATAGACGAGCATTTCTTGGCAAATTTGTAGGCGATTGGAACGCTAAGTTTGTTAATACAGAGTTTGAGTCTAAACTTCTTCTCAAGAACCAGCAACGAGGACTTATTAACTGGGCATCTAAAGCCGCTGGTTTAAAGGAAGCAGCTAGAACTGATTTAGTTGATAAGATAAACAAATTAGATAGAGCTTTAAATCCAGAAACAGAAAAACAATTTCTCTCAGATATTGTCCAACGCAGACTTGGGGTTCAAGTTACTCCAGCCGAAGCACAAGTTATAACTCAGTATGCTGACAGGTTGAATCAACTATACGACAAAACAAAAAAACCTTTTGAACAATCTCGTCAGTATTGGGAGACAAGACAAGGATTGCAAAAGTATATGCGAGATATAACTCCCGAGGCTCTACCTACGACTAAAATTGGTAAAGCTGGGCAACTTGCTTCGGATACTATTTCTATTTTACGGGCCGTTAAAACAGGTTTTGATTTATCTGCATTAGGTAGACAAGGACGTGCATATTTTGGAACAAGGGAGTGGAACCAAGCCGGTGCAAATTCACTTAGATATGCAAAAAGTCAGTCCGCACTCGATAGTTTGGAGACTGATATGATGAGTTCTCCGTATGCTGATTTGATGTTGAAACCAGAGATTAAAAAAGCTCTTGGGTTAACTTTATTAGGTGAGAAATTCACGGCTCGAGAGGAAACATTTGCTTCTAAAGCTATTGATAAGATCCCTGGATTAAAGCAATCTGAACGTGCTTATGTCGGGTTTTTAAACGACTTGCGCTATAACCGTTTTGTTAATATTCTTGATAACCTTAAAGCTGCTGGAAACGATATTACTGGGAACACAAAGGCCGTTAAGGATTTAGCAGAAGTAATTGGTTCGGCGACAGGGCGAGGACATTTAGGGCCAGCCGAGGGAGCCTCGCAAGCCTTAGCTACGGTTCTCTTTTCTCCTCGTTGGTATGCCTCTCGTTTTCAAGTATTACTTGATCCAGTAACAAGAAGTGGTCCTGCTAGGGTGGAAGCTGCTAAAAATATTATGAGGTTGGCTGGTACTCAAGCGGCAATTTTGGGGCTTGCTCACATGGCTGGCGCAAAGACGGAAACCGATCCTCGTAGTTCTGATTTTTTAAAGTCTCTAGTTGGTAATACAAGATTTGATACGACAGGCGGAATCGGCCCATTTATAACCGCTATTGTTAGAACAGAAAAAGTCTTACGAGACCAACCGGCCGTGAAAAGCTCTACTACTGGGAAAATAACTAAATTAAATACTGGCAAGTTTGGATCACAAACTTTATTTGATCTTTGGATAAACTTCTTTGCCGATAGAGCCTCTCCTATTGCAAGCATAGTAAGAGATATTGGTAAGGGGCATGACTTCAATGGTAATCCTGTCAAAATAAAAGCTAACAAAGACTTTGCTAATTATCTAATTACACAACTTGTTGAACCACTATTTGCGTCGGACGTTCTCGGTGCATTTAATGACGCAGCCGGTGGTGTCGCTGGTCCACTAAGTGTTCCTGCTTCTTTATTTGGTGTTGGTGTAAATACCTATAAGAATAAATAATATGGATAGACTGACACAGATAAGAAAGACGTTGGGATTTGCTAAGGATAAAGACTTGGCGATATTCAACGAGCTTACTAACATCACTTCCAAACTTGAAGATCTAACTCAAAAAGAGTATACAGATATGTCTTCAACTAATGATCTTCTACAAGAGGTAGTCTCAGAACTTCAGAAACCCACCACTGTTCATTTAATCTTAGACTAATGAGAGACATTGAACTCCACATAAAAGCTGACGAGTTCCGAGCTAAGTTAGGCATTAAAGACGGTAAAGATGGTAAGGACGGCAAGCAGGGCCCGCCAGGAGAGTCTATTCAGGGCAATAAAGGGGATACTGGTGAACCAGGACCAATCGGACCACAAGGGCCGGAGGGCAAAGAAGGACCGGCTGGAAAAGATGGTTCCCCTGATACACCTTTCCAGGTCAGGGATAAACTAGAATCTCTACAAGAAGACGATCGCTTAGATGCTTCGGCTATCAGAAACCTACCAGAGATGACGCAAAACCCCGTGACTAAGAAGTATTTCTTTAGTGGCGGTGGTGGGAACAAATGGACAATTGGGGGATCTGGTCAAACCTTAACTGTCAGCAACACCGCTCCTACCAATCCTGCGGTTGGGGACTTGTGGGTAGACATTACTTGACTTTTTTAACCAAAGTAAGACAATTAATACATGAAACTCTCGACAGTTATCCCGTCGTATAAAGATCCGAATCTTTTTAAGACTATCGAGGATATTTTAGAGAACAGCGAACTAGGGGATGAGCTAGAGGTCATAGCAGTTTTTGATGGATATTGGCCAACCGTTCCAGTAATCCAAGATTCTCACGTTAGATACGTCCATTTAGGTAAAAACCGAGGAATGAGAGGAGCAATTAACGCCGGGGTCGCTGTGGCCCGAGGCGAATTTTTTATGCGCCTGGACGAACACTGTTCTTTTGGTAAGGGATTTGATCGGATCTTAACTAGAGATTGCCAAGAGAATGAGGTTATGACGGCTCGTCGTTACTTTTTAGATGTCGACAAGTGGGAAGTGATGAAAGATAAGGGATTTGTTGACCATGAAAAGTTATCAATTCAAAATGTAACCGACACTGTTAAGAAGTTCTCGGGTCGACCCTGGAAAGAACGAGATGAGAAGCAAAAGGATGTGATGCTTTCCGAGACCCAGGCCATGCAAGGCTCAATGTGGATTGCGAATCGAGAGTTCTACTTAAAGACAGTTGGCGAAATGCAGACCGAAGGTTATGGACCTTTGATTCAGGACTCAGTAGAGGTTTGCATGAAATACTGGAAGGCTGGTGGACGGTTAATGCTCAATAAAAATACTTGGTTCGCTCACCGCCATCGTGATTTCGGGCGAACTCACAACAACGGCACCAAAGAGAATCCCGCTAAACAGGATCAGGGTTATAAATACGCACTAGACGTTTGGGGAGATTATTATACTAACGAACTTCTACCCCAATGGTCTAAGTGGTAGCTATGAAAAACCTCTTGGTATTTATAAATCCTCTAAAGACGTTCGAGGGAGCCGACTACTACAAAGAAATACATATCCTAGCGAAGCTGCAGATTGATAATAGCCTAGCTTTTGGCTGGAAGCGTGAGGATATTATGATGGTGACTAACTTTCCTTACGAATATAATGGGGTACAAGCTATCGTGGTTCCTGACGAAACTTTTGATGCAACCAAGAACACTGTTAGCAAGATCAATGGGATCTTAGCTTTGTTTGATATGGGGCTTATAACTGACGAACTATTTTGGTTCCATGACTTTGACGCTTTCCAGAACGCTCCTCTAGGAGAAGTAACACTAGGCGACAAGGTACTGGCTCTAACTAACACTACAGTTGATGATAGCCGTCTAAGCACCGGTGTTCTGTTTTTCTCACAAAGTGCTAGAGATTTATTTACCCAGTTGCAACAAAAGTGTCAGGAGAACTTAGTGAACGAAGAAGTTGGACTGAGACTTTTACTCGCTGACCAACCACAACTGCAAGATCAGTTACTACTTTTAAACATCAGCCATAACTTTGCGATCAGAAAACGTCCGGTGGCCGACCAATATCAACAAGCCGAGAAACCAATAAAAGTTCTCCATTTCCATCCTACTGATAAACGTCTCTGTGATAGTGAACCCACCAAGAACAGTCTTGAGGTGGTATACGGACATAATAGTCTAGGCGAATCTCTTTTGGGGGGTGAGTTAGAAGCAAGTTTTTGCAAATATGGTCTGACGGTATGAAGAACCTTTTGTCCTTTACTAATCCTTCTGGAGAGTTTACCGACGAGGACAAAACACTCGTTAAGATTCATATTGATAACAGCTTAGATTTGGGTTGGAAAAAAGACGACATCTTACTGTTCACCAACTTCCCTTACGAGTACAACGGAGTTAAAGCTCTACCAGTTCCGGCCTTTGATATAAAGTGGGACAGAACTTCTAATAAAATTCCAGTCATCGAGTATCTACTCCTTGAGGGAATGTTCCCTGATCTTTACTGGTATCACGATTTTGATGCTTACCAGAATGAACCTTTCGATGAGGCAGAGTTAAGCGGCTTTGATCTTGGTCTGACCACTTATGGTTATAAGGATCAGATCAATGGTGGTTCATTCTTTTTTCGGGAGAACACTCATGACTTCTTTGATTATCTACTTAATCGTTTGATTCCTACTTATCGCACTAGGGCCGATGAAAAGACTATGACTGATATGTGGCGTGAGGGTACTTTAAATAACTGGAACCACAAGATTTTAAACATCACCTATAATTTCGGTCAGCGTGGACCCAGTCGATGCTACAAACAAGCTGACAAGCCTCTAAAGGTTTTGCATTTCCACCCTTACTATCAGTTCTATCCCCATGACGACACCAACATTAACGTCTTCATGCACGGACATAATCAGTGGGGTATTCCCATGATGTCGCAAAGATTAATTGACGTATTTAAGCATCATGGAGTCCAATGATCTAACACTCATAATGCTGACGGCCAACCGAGTACCGGCTGGCTGGGCTGAATTTCATAAAGAAAAACTCCTAGAAGCGGCCCAAGGTAAGCCAATTATTACTATTTCCCGTGAGCCTTTAAATTGGGGTATAAACGTCCTTGATACCGAACGGCAGTCTATATCAAATATCTACTTCCAGCTTCTCAGAGGGGCAAAACTAGCCTCTACACGCTATATAGGAGTGGTTGAGGACGATTGCCTCTATCCAGCCGAGCATTTTGAGTTTAAACCGGCGGATGATGCCTTTTATTACAATGAGAATCGCTTCAATGTCTTCACTTGGGGGCGGTCCATGTTTTGCTACAAGAAACGGGTGAGCAATTCTACCTTAATCGCTAATCGAGAATTAGTAATTAAAGCCTTAGAGGAAAGATTTGCTAAGTGGCCAGACGGAACGCCGACTGGAAACACGGGAGAATTAGGACGAGATAACATCGCTGATAAGTTAGGACTGCCTCATTACCCGATGAGACTGTTTGAAACTTACTTTTCTGTAGTTCGAGTTGATCACCAATTAGGGGTAGATAGATTGTCCCGAACTCGTCGCAAAGGACCAGGAATGTTAAAATCTTATGAGATCCCTATGTGGGGACGAGCTAAGGATATAGTTAATAAATTCAAATGACCGCCACAATTGTTTATTGCTCTAGTAATAGGGAAGACGAAGCCTTCGAGCGAAGGATAAGAGAGTACTTGTTAAAAAACTGTGGGGGGCTACCAATTATTAGTGTCACCCAAAAGCCTACGGATCTTGGAACTAATATTTGTGTAGGTGATGATATCGGGGTGTCAGGTTTTAATTTCTTTCGCCAGTGGCAGATTGGTTTAGAGGTCGCCAAAACGGATCTTGTGATTTCTGCCGAAGCCGATTGTCTTTACCCACCAGATTATTTCCAGTACCGCCCGCCTCGTTTAGACAAGTGCTATCGAAACTCCAACCTCTATGTGATGCCTGATTTGCGGAGTTTCTTTTTCAAGAAGTCAGAAGGAGCCACACACGCTCAAGTTATCGGACGAGAATTCTTTCTAAATAGATTAAACGAACTTTTCGTAGGAGCTCCCGAATGGTCGGCTGAGGAAAAGAACTTTCCTAAAGAGAGATGGAAGCAAGAAGATATTTTTTCTGAAGCCGAGATAGAGATGTATGAATCAGAGAACCCCGTCTTTCAGGTCAAAACCCATAAAGGGATGCGCTATTACACTCATTCAGATCGAACCCCTATCCCCGAGATAAAATATTGGGGCAATGGTACACCACTTCGTAATTATTTAATTAAAGGAATAGAAATATGACATTTAAAGAAGGACTAACACACTACGGCTTGCCTTACGAAATACCCGACTGTTCTCGGAATGGGCTGCCCCAATTCTTGGTAGACTCTGGTTATAAGGTCGGGGCCGAGGTTGGAGTTTATAAAGCCGAGTACTCCGAACGCTTCGCTAAAGTCGGTTTAAAACATTATGCCATTGATCCTTGGATGGCTTTCCCGGGACAAGGACGGACCCAAAAGGTTCAGGAGAGACAAGAATTTTTATACGGTCATGCGCAGCGAGTCTTGGCTCCTTATCCCAACTGCACCATGATTCGTAAAACTTCGATGGATGCTTTAGCTGATTTTGCAGATAACAGTCTTGATTATGTGTACTTGGACGGCGATCATTCCTTTCGCTTTGCAGCCGAGGATATAGTGGAATGGTCTAAGAAAGTCCGCCCGGGTGGAATCGTTGCCGGACATGATTATTGGAACACCGGACCCGATAAGTGGAACGTAGTTTGTCAGGTTAAAGCTGTTTTGGACGCATACATTAAGGTCTTTGAGATTAAGAGCTTTTACATCTATGGCAAGATGCACCCATTAGACGAGCAGAAGAAAGACGATAAATTCCACAGTTGGTTATACATCAAATAATATGGATGGAATCCTGTATTACTCCGACAATACTTTTGAGGGGCCAATCTTCCAAGAGGTTCAAGACATCTTGAGTGGTACAGGATTACCGATCGTTAGCGTGACACTAAAGCCCCTGAAGTTTGGACAGAATATCGTGATGGATTTGCCTCGTTGTTATCCGACGATGGTTAAACAAATTATTGCTGGTTTGGAAAGTTTGCGAGTGCAGAATGTATTTTTTACTGAGCATGATGTTTTGTACAGCCCGTCTCATTTCTCGTTTGTTCCTCCTCGTCACGATATCTTTTATTACGATACTAATGTTTGGCGGTGGGATTATCCCAAAGAGAGGTACTTCACCTATGACCGCCTGCTTTGCTTGTCGATGATGTGTTGTGATAGAAAATTAGCTCTGGAGCATTACAAGAAGCGGTTGGAGATAATTCAAGATAATGGCTGGGATTTTCCTACCAAAGGAGAACCAGCTTGGCAACGACGAATGGGCTATGAACCTGGTACTAAAAAGAAAAAGCGAGGGGGATTTACAGATGACGACTTTGAGACTTGGGCAGCCCCGCACCCTAGTATAGATGTTCGACACAAAGGGACTTTTTCTCCACCTAAAGTTAATTTACAAGATTTTAAATGGGAACCTACCGGCTGGCAGGAAACCACTATTAAACCTATATGAGAGATATATCAATCGTTATTCCGGCCAGGAACGAGGAGTTCTTAGCCAGAACTATTCAAGACATCTTAGAACACATTGAAGCCGATACCGAGATCATCGCTGTGTTAGATGGTCAATGGGCAGCCCCACCTATTGTTCAGCATGAACGAGTTAATGTTATCTATGTTCCAGAAGCTGTCGGACAAAGGGCCGCTGGGAATATTGGAGCTCGATTGGCGCAAGGAAAGTATATCTGGAAGTCTGACGCTCATTGTTCTTTTGATCAAGGGTTTGACCGTAAGATGTTAGAGTTCTTTAAAGAGGTGGGTGACGACGTAACAGCCGTGCCGATAATGAAGAACCTCCATGTCTTTGATTGGAAATGTTATTCCTGCGGTCATAAAGAATATCAAGACAAGTATCCTCAAGCGGAAGACAATGCTTGTAAAAGTTGTGGGGCAAAGAACGTCAAAAAGAAGATGATTTGGCAACCCAAAAAAGGTACTCATGCTAGAGCTTACTGCTTTGATGCCTCTCCTAAATTTGGCTACTTCGAGCCATGGGAACACACTCCTGAGTACAAGAAAGACTTAGCAGAGAAAGGGTATACCGAATCCATGAGTTTACAGGGTAGTTGCTTTGTCTTAACTAAAGAAAAGTACTTCTCTCTACCAATTTGTGATGAAACGCTAGGTAATTGGGGAAACCAGGGAATCGAAGTTGCCTGTAAAACCTGGCTGTCTGGTGGACGTGTCTTAGTAAACCATAAGACCTGGTACGCTCATTGTTTTAGAACTAAATCTGAGTTTGGTTTTCCCTGGCCGGTGTCCGGACGGGATCAAGAGAAAACCAAGAAGAACGTCAGGGATCTTTTGTGGGAAGGAAAGTTCGATAAAGCTGTCCGTCCAGTGAGTTGGTTGGTAGAAAAGTTCTGGCCAGTGCCAGGTTGGACCGAAGCAGACCTAAAACAGCTCAAAGAACACGAAGCAAATCTTCGTAAATAGCCCGTAAAATGCTGAAAAATGGTATAATAAAGGGATTGTGACTAATCCTAATCTTTTAAATGGCTAGAATACACCAATCAGGAGCTGAACATAACTCAGTTGTTGATGGAATTGACGACATAATTAGTGCTGGTGCAACCATTGTCACGACCCCTGTCTTGGGTAGTCGTTATGCTTGGAAATTAACTAGTGCGTCAGGAGCTTCATCAGTAGCATCTTACGCTCGTTTCGGTCACGCCAATTCAACCGGAGCAGCGGTTTATTATAAATGGGATTTTCAAGTAGATACTACTGGAGCGTTCTGGTTGTGTCAGTTTGCTTTTGGAACAACAAAGCGTGGTGGAATTAGATTTACAGGGGGAAAGTTACAATTAGCAACAGATATTACAACGGGCGTTGGGGCAACTTCGGTATCTGTTACCACTGGAGTTTGGCACACCTGTCAGGCTAAGTATGATGCGGCAACGGGAAATGCAGAATTTTATTTAGATGGGGTTCTGGTTGATACCGGACAAAACGTAACCACCGCCGGAAATAATGTAGACAATCTTTATATTGGTCAGTTTCAGCCAGTCAATAGCAATATGTACGTTGATAATATTATTGTCAACGATACTACTGGTGCTAATGAGACTGGGTATCCGGCAAGGGGTGAGAGATTTGTAATTCTCTACCCCAATGCCGTAATGACCGAAGCGGCTACCGTGGGTGGTGCGCCTGGAGATGTTTATTTTAGAACCTCGGCAGGTGGTGCAGGGTCCGGTACAACATCTAACTGGAATCAAGTTGAGGAAACCGATCCTGATGGTGATACTTCTTACGTTAGGAAAAACGCTAGTGAATCTAACCGTGATTGGTATCCGGTAGAAGATATTGCCACAGTTGGGTTTCCAGCAACGACAGATGAGGTGAATGTTGTAGCGGTTGGTGGTTATGTTGGAGGGAACGGAACCACCGATAGGTTCTTTAGGTATTTATACGAAACAGCAGCCGGAGCAACCGGGCTTCAGCGGTCCGCCAGCGTCAACGCCAACGTCAACGCTTATTTCCTATATAAAATTGGCGGTGTTGCTGGTGCTGACCAACAGTTACTTTCTTATCCTTCGGGTTCCGTTGGATCAGACCTAGATACCTATCAAATTGGTTGGGAAGCTAACGACGCTAACGCCCGTCAAATAAAGGGCTCAGCTTTTTGGCTGGAAGTTTCTTATATCGCTTCGGGTGTTTCTACTTCCCCTTCAGTCTCACCATCAATCTCTAAATCACCGTCCGTCTCTCCGTCCGTATCCGTCTCCCCCTCGGTTTCGGTCAGCCCTAGTATTTCTAAATCCCCTTCGGTTTCGCCGTCGGTATCACCATCGGTATCAGTCTCTCCAAGTATCTCCGTCTCTCCAAGTGTTTCAAAATCACCGTCAATTTCACCTTCCGTAAGTCCGAGTGTCTCCGTGTCCCCCAGCGTAAGTGTTAGTCCCTCGGTTTCTAAATCCCCTTCCATCAGTCCGAGCGTTAGCCCCTCGGTATCAGTCTCCCCCTCAGTATCAGTTAGCCCAAGCTCTAGTTTATCTCCCAGCGAATCTCCTTCCGTTTCGCCCTCGGTTTCCACCTCCCCGTCCGTTAGTGTCTCACCTAGTGGTTCTCTATCACCTAGTATCTCACCAAGCGTTAGTCCCTCAGCTTCGACAAGTCCTTCGATTAGCGTCTCGCCGTCGTCGTCTTTATCTCCCTCGATCAGTCCTTCCATCTCACCTAGTTCGTCAGAAAGTCCCTCCATCAGTCCAAGTTCTTCGATCAGCCCGTCGGTGTCCCCATCGGTATCGGTGTCTCCATCAATCAGTGTTTCACCCTCGGTTTCTGTATCTCCCAGTTCTTCTCTATCACCCTCCCTTTCTCCGAGCGTTAGCCCCTCCGTCAGTGTTTCTCCTTCTGTTTCAACCTCTCCTTCGGTTTCTACTTCCCCATCTGTTTCTGTTTCACCTTCAAGTTCAATATCGCCTAGCGTATCGCCATCTAGTAGTGCGTCTCCATCTGTTAGCCCTTCGGTTAGTACCTCGCCTAGCGTTTCCACAAGTCCTTCGATTAGTGTTAGCCCTAGCAGTTCTGAGTCACCCAGTGTCTCACCGTCTTCATCTTTATCACCGTCTGTCTCTCCGAGTGTTTCTACCAGCCCTTCAATCTCTGTATCCCCAAGTTCGTCAGAGTCTCCTTCCGTTTCGCCTTCCAGTAGTGTCTCTCCTTCCGTAAGTCCAAGCGTAAGTACTTCACCTTCCGTCTCAGTTTCTCCTAGTGTTTCAACCTCGCCTAGTAGTTCATTAAGCCCCAGCATTAGCCCCTCTGTAAGTCCCAGCTCTAGTGAATCACCATCAGTCAGTCCCTCCTCATCAACTTCGCCCAGTGTCAGCCCCAGTGTCTCCACTTCCCCATCAGTTAGTACTTCCCCATCAGTAAGTGTCTCACCGTCGTCTTCTATTAGTCCCAGTGTCAGCCCGTCGGTTTCCACTTCACCCTCACTTAGCCCTAGTGTCAGCACTAGTCCCTCAGTCTCGGTGTCGCCGAGTAGTTCACTTAGTCCATCTACGTCGCCATCGGTCTCAGTAAGTCCATCAACATCGCCGAGCGTTTCCGTTTCACCCAGCGTCAGCGAATCCCCCTCCATCAGTCCATCTATTAGTGCTAGTCCCAGTACCTCCCCCTCGGTATCAGTATCACCTTCGGAATCCCCAAGTCTCAGTCCCTCAGTCTCTCCGAGTATCTCTTTTAGTCCTTCAATATCCCCATCGCCCTCTGCTCCAGCCTTTACAGCTACTTTATATGAATGGAACGGCACTATTTGGATAAAGAAAGTTATGAAGTATTACAATGGGTCAGTTTGGATTAATAAGCCCCTTTACTATTGGGACGGGTCAGCGTGGGTTGCTGTAGATAATTTAGGCTAAAGATGGTATAATTATATGCATAGAACTAAAGCAGAAAGAATGGCTCATAATCGGCATGTTGTGCAATTAGGCTGGCTGGTTTACTACCGGAACAAGTTTATCTGTAATTTTTTTTATTTCTTATCAGGAGTTATAAGCCTCTATATCGGGAACCGAATAGCGGTTTTTTTCTTGACTGTATATGGCCGGTGACATCTCAGGGCAAGACATATTTAATGTCATAAATGCCACTCGTTTAGAGTTGAATAATAACCTTACGAGTGCAGAAAAGGGCTTGACTTTAGCCGTTGAAAATCTAGGTAATAAGCTAGATAAACTACAAGAGGGTCGTTTGGCCGATGTAGAGAAGATGGCCTACGACACTCATATAAGGTTCCAGCCGGTGGAAAGAATCGTTTATGGGCTGGTTGCTTTGGTTTTAGTAGCTGTATTTGGCGCAATACTTACCTTAGTGGTCAAATGAAATTTCTCTCCTTTATATTTGGTATGTTACTGGGATCAGCCCTTTTTCTAATCTCTTTATTAATTTGGAGTAGAATTATATGGGGCTTTTAGATTTTCCAATAAAGGATACTTACTCGATCAGCCAGGGGTTTGGAGAGAACTTAGTAAACTACCAGGCCCTCGGCATGAAGGGTCATAATGGGTTGGATATTGCCTGTGCGACGGGCTCGGGTCTTTATGCTTGCCAAGATGGAGAGGTCATTGGTGTTAATACGGGGCAGGCTTTGAATGATAAGACTGGCTACGGAAATTATATTCGCCAACTTACTACCATTGATCCGACTGACACTAATGTTCCTAATGCTGCCTACTACGACATTATTTATGGGCACCTCTTAACGGTGTATGTAAGACCGGGCGACAAGATTATTAAGGGGCAACTAATTGGTTTAACTGATAACACTGGAAATTCCACTGGTCCCCATTGTCATTGGGGTGTTCGTTACATGGATAACAATAAGACTGTCCTTGATTACAACAATGGTTACTTTGGTTATGTAGACGTGAAACCCTTAATAAATCCAACGACCTTGGCTATTGTTTATCCCGTTGATAATCGCTACGGGCAAGCTCAAGACAAACTTCTGGAAGGATTTTGGGCTCTTAAAAATGAGGCTTATGCTAAACGTAAGTGTGCCGAGAACGCCGTGCCCTATACTGATCGAATCAAGAAGGCTTTTGTATACGGGAAATGGGATAGCTTCACCAATTTAGATAAGAAGCAGTATGGGGTTTTTGATGTGGCTATGTACGAGACTTGGCTGCACCTCACTAAACCGGAATTCCTTAAGAAATTAGGGAGATGACTCTCGTCAGGTGCCAGTTTTGTTTAAAGATTATTCAACGGTCCAAGCCGCCAGTGGGAATTGTGCGGTGCTTTTCTTGCAAGATGGCTGCTAATCGCAAACGGGCCTTGGATTTTATTAAACGGAAAAAGGAGGTGATTAAGTGAATACGGATTTTTTGAAATCAAATAGATTCTGGGCTCTAGTTATTCTGGTCCTGGGTGGTTATCTTCAGGCTCAGGGTTTAATAGCGAGCGATTTTGGCTTGGCAATTCAGACTTTGGCTCTCGGATTTGTGACCGTTGGGACAGTCGATAAATTTGCTAAGAGTTTAAGCGGTAAAAAGTAGTACGCTAAGATAAACGACTTTAGTCTTCCCGGCGTACCGAGATTGGCAATTGGTTTGAGCAGTAAGGCCAATAACATCTGTTAGCTTTAGCTGCGACCAAAACAGAGGTCAGCGAGACACAAAAATAGCCCTTTTAGGGCTTTTTTGTTTACATGGCAAGCCGACCTTTTCAGGGGTCGGCTTTTTTGCCTATTGGCTGCAAGCGACAGCTTGCTGTTCGTCCGAAGACGATTTTACTTACTCGGTGACTGCTAGGTGTGGCTCCTAAGCAGTCTTTTTTTCCTTCAGGCCCACAAGGTCGACTAGATTTACTTCAGCACGGAAGTAATCTTCTTCGTCCGGAGAAACGGTCTTCAGGACTTGTCCGTGACCGTTTTGACACGTCCACCAGCCGGTTTTCGTGTCGTAGAAGGCCGGACAAGGGCAACTACAACAAGTTACCTTGGCCATGACTGCCTCCGATCCGCTCCTCGAGGCGTTCCAGCACTTCAATCGCTTCCTTGACCGTTCGGTTCCCGAACAGTGTGTGGAAAGCGACATGGTGCTTGGCCGAGAGATGGATGATGTTGTTGGGGAGGAAAGAGCCTCCTCTGCTCTTGGCAAGATTGTGATGCCGGGTCAGTTTCTTGCTTCGCCTGGATCGTTTGCCCATCAGACAGGGTCTCCGTTGTCCTTGCACTCCAGCACGATGGCGAAGTAGAAGTTGGTGTCATCCTTCTTCCACTGGACCCCGTGAACGGTGAAGTCCGTGCAGTCCTTCATGGTGGTGATCGGCACCTCCGTCAGGACAGCCGCCGGGTGAGACGTTGGAGTGGGCACCGCTACCAGAGCAGCGGCAATGGCGATTGATTTCATCATGACTTACCTCCAGCCGATCAATTCGCAGAAAAAGTTGAGCCACTTGGCGATTGCCAGTTCCACTTCCCAGCGGTTCATTTGTCTGTTTCCTCGACTTGCTTTGAAGACATCGAGATGACGTAGAGCATCACGACACCGATCAAGAACAAGATCGAGACTGTTTCCGCCGGAAAGAAGTACAGGCCACCGCCGACGAATACGACACCAGCGATTCTCTTTTTCATCAGCAACTCCCGACAGTATCCCAGTCGGTCACTGTCATAGCGACGATCACGCCGCTAGTATGCCCATCATCATCTTCCGTGTATTCGATTGTACCGAGCGCATGGAAGGTGAGAGCGGGGTTGAAGTCTGGATGGTATGTAAACTCCACATTCTCGACCTGCCATGTTTTCACGGCCGTTCTCCAAACAGCTTACCCAAGATCTGACAGGCTATAAACCCGAAGATCGCCAGGAAAACTGATAAGAAGAACAACAGTATGAATGGAGAGGCGAGAATGAGATGAGTGTAACACTTAAGTTTGTGCATCTCCCTAACCTCCTCATATTAATTATACTACAGGGCCAGGTACTTTTCTTTATAAAGGTCAATCCTTTTCCGCAAATCTAAGGCAGAATATTTAACCAGCCGGTACTTTTCCTTGTTTAGAGTCTCTAATATTCGAGCACCGTATTGTTGTTTTAATTTAATAGAATATTCATCCATGTTTCCTTTTTTAAAAACATTACATCCTACGCATTGAACATGGACATTGCGCTCATCCCATCTAAGTGATAACCAATTACGAGGGACGTAATGACCTGCCTGCATTTCCTTCCAATTGGCTCGCTTCCCACAGGTATAACAAGTACAAATCAGATCCTTGGAATTCTTGAGTCGGATGTACTCCGAAAAGATCTTATCTAGTTCTCGTTTAAGTTGGGCGTAGGTTTTCTTTTTCATTGGCAATGAGAACAGAGTCCTTTTATATTAGCAAAAATCATCACATGACAAACACAACTGCAAATAGAGGGGATGGGGATTTCAAAAGTGAAAGTCTGTTCTTCAACCATGGGTATTTCTACGCCACAGTCTTCGCAGTGGACCTTCTCGTTGCATTTATCGCACAGCATCGATTAATTTGCTTAAAACTTCTCTGGCTTTAGTACCGTCTAGGTTATCTAGATGGGCGATGGCTTCTTGTATCTTAACACGAACAGCCTTCACATAGTGCCAGCTGTCAACTATCTCCTCTTCGATTGCTCCGATAAGATTAGGGCAGTCTAAAATACTACCGCCGCCGTGTTCATTGCGGCCTTGGTCGAACTTAATCGGAGCACGGTTGGCGAAATCGTCCGCCGCTCCATCTCTAAACTCTTCGGGAGTGATCATACGTCTTTTATCTTTCTTATTTTAATAAGCCAATGACGAGGTATGACGGTGATATCTCCTTGTTCTTGATCGTCAGTGATATCAGAGACTACGATAACACAGTCTTTATCCTTATAAATCTTTATACCTAGGGTCTTTCTTTTAGAGAGGTGCCTTTTGTAAGGTGGTTTTAAAAACTTAGACAACTCTATATTGGAGTGTCCGGTAGCGTCTAACCATGAGACTTCGTAAATCATATCGTAGCGTTGATTTTGACGCTAGCATATCCGTGCCAGTTTATATTGGGCTTTGCGTTAATAGTTGGACTACCCAGGGCCACTGGGACCATCGCCCCTTTTTCAACATATCCCCCTTGAAATCTACCGTCTCGTTTTGAATTTTGCATATAGCCTTTGAGATAAGACCCCGTAGAGACTAGTGTTATTTCTCTGTCCCTAAGAAATGGTTCTTTACCATGTTCTCCAAATACGGCTTCTACTCTGTTTAATTTTTTACTCGCTAGTGTATGCGTGTGGGCCATAAGCATCAGGTCGGCGTTAAATGAAGGGCTTAAGTTTATTAATTTACGGATTGGGTCAGAGGCGCTTGAGCCATGGTGGCACCAGATTATAAAAGATGGGGTTTTGTGTTTACCTGTATTTTCAAATTCCACCTGAATCATGGCACATTCCCCAAGAAAAGGGGCTTTTAAAAAGGTGCAAAGTCTAGTGTCGGAAGTTCCTCCAGTTGAGAACTCCCAATAATGATGACCCTGTAGGAGCCCCAACCAGCGTCCACGAGTCGGTTCGAGTATCTTTTGGATGAAAGCTAAATGGTCCTCAATTTTAGCCTCCAGAGCGTCATTAAACGAGTCATACTTAACCATAGCCTTATAGTTCTCTCGGTTAGAAGGACTGGCTACATCTAAATAATCCCCCATGCCTATATAGTAAACATCGGGGGACTTACTGGTCTCTTTTATTAACTTGTCTAGATCTTCCCAGGCACTTCTGTTCGTTCCATCGTATTGTATGTCGCCTATCGGTATAATCGTTATTCCACGTTTAGGAAGATGTCTACGCCGGACAGTTTTCTGTGGTCTAAATTCGTCTTCCAAGTAAGGAAACGATTCTAATTGCATCAGGAAAATCCTTTCATATCTTTATTATATCATATTTAAAGCAAGTAAGCATTTGGCCTAGCTGGCGACAGCCCCAAAGACGGTTGTGAGTCTAGTATTAAAGGTTGCTCTGGAATGCGAGCAGCCAAGCCAAACACTTCAAATTTACCTTCGCCATGACTGATTAACTTCCCTGCTTTGCGAAGTTCTCTACATCGTTTAGAGGTCTCAGATCCAAACATCTGACCAAGGTACAGTTTACCCCCCATTTTAGCTGGGGTTATAGACCCGTTAGCTTCAACGTAGTGGATGATAAGTTCTTTTTGGGTTAGGTCTTTCATAATCCTTTAATATTAGTTAAAAGATTATCAAGGTCTATCAAACACCCATCAACATCAGCTTCGTGTCCATTAATGGCACTCCCCTCCCTTTCGTGTTTAATAGCAAGTTTTAATCCAAAAAGAATAAAATCTAAATCGGCTTTAATCGGTTCCAAAGTCTCTGTTCTGACTTGTTGTTCTAGGAGGGAAATGGCTTGAGTTAGGAAAATAACTTTTATAGTTTGGGCAAATGCTCTTATGTTATTTTTAATAACTTCTTTTTCTTCTTGGGTTATATCAAAAGTCCAAACAAGCGTAGCTATGTAAGTTTCGGTCTTATCATCAAATTCTTTTAATATTTCTTCAGTGGTTGTCATATCAGTCTTGCTTTTAGTCCTGTTTATACAGTGTTTGCCGAAAGACCCTACCTAATTCACCCCGTTTATTTTTTGCGGTGCCTGGCACCATTTTAGTAATCCACTTCTTAAAAAATCTAAATTCCTTATCTGACATTTCTTCGTGTTCGTAGATAGTAAGACGTGCTCGTATTTGTGGTTTTTTCATATAAACTCTGATTAAGTTAAATTAAATTCTTTCAAAATGTTTTCTTTGGTCATATTAGTTCAATGTCATTATTTACTTCATTACCCCATACGTCCCAACCGTCTCTTTTCAATCTCGCATAAAGTTCTAGCTTGTCCGTGTTAGGATAAAGACTTTCAATTATTTGGTATGCAATTTCTGGCTTTTGGCTGTGTTTCTTAACTTGTTCTGTAAATACTGAGTGGATTTTCCCTCTTTGCTCTAAAGCTACAGGCAATAATTTATTACGGTACATATATAACAAGTATTCGTGTCCAAATCTTATTGTAAAAGCGGCTGGTATGCCAGTAACTTTATTCCAAACCATTCTAGCGTGGAGTTTATAACCCAATTTTTTTGCTATTTGCTCTGCTTCAAATAAGTATTTATCAATAGTCCACAAAAATAAAACGCAGTTTTCTTGTGCTAACAATGTTGCAGAATATAAGTGTTCTTCAATTTCTTCTAGGGATATAGTTTGGTAGTCTAAATCAGTGCCAGAGCTATTTGGTCGTACATTCTTTTTACCACCTTTTCTTATTTGCCACGGTGGGTCAGCATAAATTACCTGGTACTTTCTCATATTTCCTCTTTAATAGCTGAGATAAGGTCAGCGAGTGCTTTGTTGTAGCCGCTGTCTTGGGCTGTTTCCATTGGATTGTGGCGATAAATAGTTTTCTTGAGTTTGCTAATGATTTCTAATATCCTCTCCCTCTCTTCTTTAACCCCTTTCTCATAAGCAGATTGATGGACTTGGGAGATGAACTCAATAACATCTTCAACCCACAACCCTCTTAATGGTCGCCATTCATCACCGTGGTCGTTAACAAACTTATGTATAAACTCTTTTTCCCAATCAGGGATTTCTTTAGTGTTATTCATATTATTTATCTTCTAAACCAATCTAGGATACTTCTTCCAGGCACAGTTTTTAAGTTGCGATGGTTATAAAATTGCTTTTCTTCTTTTATTCTTTCTTCACAATTACATTCGATTTTAGTCAAATGATTTCTTTGTTCGCATTCTTTATCGTGGTAACCAGTAGTTTTTGTCATATTATCTAGGTTGATAGCTCTCGCACGATTTATTAGGTAAGACTTGTTTAGCAAACACTTTAGCCCAGCAACTACGGCATCTCTTACTTCCTTTGTAGATTGGTTTGTGGCAATCAGAGCAATTCTGGGTTTTCATAGATGTTACCGATTACATCAAGTTCTGCTCCTTCATCATTGAGTTTATCAAATGACCAAAATCCTTTGCTAAATATACAATGGTAACTTCCGTCAGATTCTACTCCAAAACAACCATCCTTAAATATAACTGGAAGTAGGTGGGCAAATTCTTCTATTGGACCTTGGCCCTCATCTGTTATTGGTACTATTTCTTGGTCCATCAGCGTGATGATATCCCCCTCATAAATCTCTTTACCATTCTTATCTTTGAGGCCAGTGTATTGCATCGGTTCGCTAATAACTCCGTGCGGTTTATCTCTTTCTGGTTGGAGCACTGCCCAACCATCTTTAATCTCAATAAGTTCAAGTGTTGGTTGAAGCATTCTTTTATTAGTCTTGTCGTAAACTCTAAATTTAATTTCACGCATATTATTCTAAGATAGTTTAATTTTCCCCGAGTGTACTAACCTATGGTGACTTCTACAAAGCCAGGTAATAAACAGCGGTTTTGAGTAATCTGTGTGGTGGGCGTGTACTTCTTTTATCCCACAAATAATGCAGGGATTTGGGAACAGTTTGTTTGCTTTTTTGGCGTATTTTACTTTATCGTGTGACCTGACAGCGAGTTTATTTTTTTCTTTCCAGCTATTAACACGTTGTAAGCACAATTCTTTATTTTGTTCTCGCCAGTTACGAGCGTACTCGACTTGGTAGTCTCTGTATTTATGGCTATTTTTTGCTACCGCTATATTGTGACAAGTTTTGCATTTTGCAAATAATCCATATTTACCACGTTTGTCCTTATAAAATTCACTATTCGCCTTTTCTTTTTTACAATTAGTACAGGTTTTCATTCCAGTATTGTTACTGGTAACACCTTCACACCCCAGGCTAAGGCTTCTCTATAATCTCGTTCAGTGTATCCCGCAAAGATATCAAAGCGACCGTCGTACCTAATGGCAGTGAAATCGTCGCAAGTGAATAAAATCCCTTCGATTTGGACTTTCGTACCTTTTTTAATCCGTCTTGGACAAGCAATACTTCTGCCGACAATAGGGTTACTCCCCGTGGCGTTAATACAATGTTGTGGGCACGTTTCAATGGCGGTGTATTTTGTAACTTCGGCATATATTACTTTAGGTTCATTATCACAGACAACATCTGTGAGACCACACGGGTCATTTACTTTTCCTACTCGTCCTTCTGGGTAATAAGGTTTAGTATCTACTCTCTGTACTGCGAAGCCGAGGATAGCTAGAGCAATACAGATACAGACGGTAAGGAATATTAGTATTTCTATGTTTGTTTTAGATTTCATATCTAAGGTTTAAGAGTAAAGTGCGCCACAATCAATCCTAAGACTAAACCAACTATTAACTGAGTGAATATATCCATACTATCTCTTACTCTTCATGTTGCAGTCGTAGCACTTCTTGTAATTACCTTTAAACCACTGAGCCTTGCCACAACTTTCACACTTACGATAAGTCATCTCATCTCCTGTTTTACCAGTAAAGTGGTCGCCAATCTTAGGTTCTCTCTTATTTCCGTTGTAAGGCTTCTTGTGGTTGTCGATGTATTCAAGTTCTTCTTCACTGCCAAAGTCTACACCTTTCATTTCATCTTCTTCTAAAGATTCAGCTAACTCAACAATCTCTGGAGATACTTCATCGGTGGAGTATTTAATAAATAAGTCATCAACTATCTTGTTGCTTATTTCAACGAATCTTTGCAGGTTAGCAGGAGTTGCTTCTAAGGGATTGAAGCCAGCTTCACCAATTAACGTCCTAAATATACTCAAGAAACTGATTCGTTTATCTTTATTGTTCCAGTTGGTCATAAATGTTTATTCTTAAAGCAAGTGTCGCAGTACTGCATGAAAGCATTAGGCATTTCTTCCAATCCACAACCCTTGCAAGGATTAATTAATTCTTCCCATCTAACTTCTATTCCCTCTATTTGGTTAGCGTGCTCTTGAAGCCACTTGAGATCGACTTTATCGACTACCATTTGTTGGATAGTGCCGTTGTCTCTGCGATAATCGGCGTAGTATTTTTTAACTTTCATATTAGTTCTGATGTCTTATTTTGTCTTCTCTAAATAACTTAGCTTCTTGAATACTCATCTCTTGGTTCTCCTCTAAGTAGTTGAAAGTAATGTCTATATGATTGTGGATTCTTTTAACTAGGTCAGCGAACTTATCGGGAGTTTTAGCGAAGTAAGCTAATTTGTTTATATCCCCGTAGATAGTATGAAGTAACTCTACTTCTTGATCTACGTCGGTGTATTCGAATAGGTCTTTAATAAATGACATATTATTTTTGTCTTGGTTTATCCCAATAGGGTGAGCGGCAATTCTTAGCACCACATCTCAGTGGTTTGCCTAAACGTGAGGGCCACTCATAGCCGCAACGTAGGCATTTATATATCTTTAGTTTCATAATCCAAAAATTGTTTTTATTATTATCCAAACAGATATTATTAGTCCTACAAGACAGGTGAGAAACATCGTACCGAAAATCAGAAAGAATCCTATTGGACTTAATGCGTCTACTTGTTCGTCCCAATTATCCTTCATATTATCTAGTGACTTTGCCTCTCGTGGGCATCCAGACGTGACCGTGCTTTAATTCTTTGCATTCTCTGTCGGCGCATAAAGCTCCGTTAGCTCTAGCTCTTTCCCAAATCTTATCCATACGGTCATTGTATCTTTGGGCTCCGCTCTTAAAGTTTGACATAAATTTATAAGTTATTTGATTAATATTCTAAGGATACCACATCTACGGTACCTGTCAAGGGGGTATAAGCCCAATAAAATAAGGATATTATAGGGGGCTGTTGATATCTTTTAACTATAATACTTAAATGTCACAAACGGCTTCTAAGTATGGATTTAACCGACGCCAATATAAAAGACCCCACCATAGGCTATACATCCTGGGAAGACATAGAAATAGACTTAGGCACCCATAAGGTATACTTGACAGTGAAAAAGGGTAGGATATATAATTAATTCATCATCATTGTTGGGCGGTGGTGGACAATCTACTCGCTCGCCCAACGGGCGAGTTTTTGTTTCTTAATAACTGTTAATCGTAGGATTTTATATACAGGGATAAGAACCCTGGATATTCATAGCTACCTACCTTTAGCAGTTGCTAGCAAACAAGCTAGGCCACCAGCCTTATCTGGTGAATAGTTCATTCATAAAGGCTATCTTTGAAGGGAAATATATTTTAAATGAGCTTTTAGGTGAGTCTTTGAGCGGATGAACCCTTAAGTTAGCCTTTACGAGTGAATTATTGAAGGGATAAGGCCCGAAGCGACAACACGATACCCGTACGGCATAATATAGGGCAACGATTCGTCGTAATCCTATGCCGGGGGGAGGAGTGGAGGAAGCGAAGGGGGCTCGGAGAGCATAGTATTACTAATGTAACCATTATTATGAGAACATTACATTATACGGTTAGAGCTGTGAGAGTATCGGATGAGGTATGGCAAAGTCTCAAGGAATTAAGGCGTAAAGGTCGAGAGGACGGGGAGATGAGTTGGAATACACTATTTAAATTATTAATAGAAGCATATGGGAATGAGACCTTGCGAAGAGTGCCTAGAGAATAATTGGGGCAACTTTAAAAAGGGAGATGATGGATTTGTAACTGCAATTTGTCAGAATTGTGGCAAAGAAGTTAGTTGGAAAGCCAAGAAACAAGAGAAATCAATGAGCTGGAGTGAGATAACCCAAGCAATTTTAAAGATTGAATCCATGCTCAGAGATTTTGAGAAGAGATTAGAGCATTTAGAAAGACCTAAATTGATAGACGAGTACTAATCTGGTATAATCTAGGTATGGTATACATCCTAGGTATTTGGCTCCTTGGATTAGGGCTGTTTAGGCTAATAGATATAATGACTAAACAAGGCTTTTATTTGAAACAATATCTAATTTGGAGTATTTTGATAGCAGTATTACTAATAGCCGCAGCTTATGTTCAAAGTTGAAGTAGATTTTAATAAGTGGAATCCAGCAGCCGAGGAGGGGTGCTATACTCTCAAGTTTACAACTCAGGAGATACCAGACGATCTATTACTCTTAATTAAAGCCCATAAAGGTGGACATGGGACTATTGAATTCAACGAAGATGGAGGGTGAGGAAACTGAAATAAACAGTAATTTAACTGGGCCTTTTGTTAAGAATGATCCCAGGATTAATCGTGAAGGTAGGCCCAAAGAAACCGAGGAAACTAAGGCTAAACGTAAGTTAATCAAAGATTTAGTAGCCGAGTACAGACAGGCATTAGCTGAGGCATTACCAGTTATTACGCCAGTGTTATTAAAACAGGCCGCAAAGGGTGATATACAGGCGATAAAAGAGGTTAATGATCGAGTTATGGGTAAAGCTCCCCAATCTACGGATATAACATCAGGCGGTGAGAAAATAACCCCTATTTATGGCGGGCTTTCAAACTTTAGCGATGTTCAAGAACACAACAGCAACCAAACGGATATTCAGCCTCAACAAGAGGATTAGAGCAGTCGCTGGTGGTACATCAGCCTCGAAGACTATCTCTATTTTGGTTTGGCTGATTGATTACGGCCAGACTACTAAGAACGAGATTTTAACAGTCGTCGCAGAGTCTTTTCCGCACCTACAATTAGGTGCGATCAGAGACTTTAGGACTATTATGGTCGCCCAAGGATATTGGGATGATGCTCGTTGGAATGACTCTAAACACGAATATACCTTTGAAAATGGGACTAAGTTAGAGTTCATATCGTTTGATAAGTTCGGTAAAGCCCACGGTCCTCGTCGAGACGTCTTATTTATCAACGAGGCCAATAACATCCCCTATAACATTGCCGATCAGCTCATTACTCGTACGAGAAAGATAGTCTGGTTGGACTGGAACCCAACAACTGAGTTCTGGTTTTATACAGAAATGCTTAATAAACGTCAGGACATAGACTTCATTACCCTGACTTATCTCGATAACGAGGCGCTAGACAACAATACGAAGCTTGAGATCGAGGCTCACAAAGCTAATAAGTCCTGGTGGACAGTGTATGGACTCGGGCAGTTGGGTGAAGTTGAGGGATTAATCTATAAAGGCTGGCAGGTTATTGATGAAATACCTCATGAGGCCCGTATAACACGCACAGGATTAGACTTTGGGTATACAAATGATGAATCAGCCATAGTGGATGTCTACTACCTCAATGGAGGCTATATTTTGGACGAGATCCTGTATCGCAAAGGCATGACCAACAAGCAATTAGTAGACACCTTGCAGTACAAAGAACAACAGGCTCTGGTAATAGCTGATTCCGCCGAGCCTAAATCAATTGATGAGCTCAAAGCTTATGGGATAAACATCATGCCAGCGAAGAAAGGACCAGGATCGGTGGAGCGAGGGATAGACTATGTTCGATCACAACGGATAAGTGTCACCAGACGGTCAGCAAATATCCTCAAAGAGTACAGGAATTATTTGTTTCTAGTCGATAAAGATGGTAAAATTACTAATGAGGAAGACCCGGCTTGTAAAAACCACTCCATGAGTGCCATTCGCTATGCGCTGGACTCACTCAGACCAAACGAGCAGGCCGTCCTCACTAAATTGAACCAAACCTTTAACCGAAACGAGCTGCGGTTTGTTAACAGTTCCAATAAATAACTATGACCTACGAGCAAGATTCAGTGTGTGAGTTAGTCCGGAAAGCGGAGCAGAACTATATTACCGGCACGACGACCATTGGGAAGTATGTGGAGTTCTCCCAGTACGAGAACATTGAAAAGATTGACGCTTACCTTAACTCCAAGCACATTTCTGGCGACACCGACTCAATGGGCCGAGAAAAGCCCTTTTTTAACATAGTAACGAGTGCGGTAAATATCTGGTTTAGGGCGACCGACATTGATCGCAAAGATATTAGAATAAAACCAACTAAGAAGTCTGACGTTGTACCAGCCTTTTTGGCTTCAATTCACCTACAGGAATGGATGAAACGAGAGGGCTTTGGCACCTTTTTAAATGACTGGGGACGCACACTGGCTCGTTATGGCTCAGCGGTTATTAAGTTTGTAGAATCAGGTGGGGAACTGCATTGTTCAGTCATCCCCTGGAACCGCATGATCTCTGACACTATTGATTTTGAGAACAACCTAAAGATTGAGAAGCTCTACTACACACCAGCGCAGCTAAGAAAGAACAAGAATTATGACCAGGAGGTGGTCGAGGCTTTGATTGAATCTCGATCCAAGAGACAAACACAAGGCAAACAGCACAAAGACAATATTAGTGAGTACATTGAGATCTACGAGGTACACGGGGAACTACCGCTGTCTTATCTGACTGACAACGAGGAGGACGATGACGTGTACCAGCAGCAGATGCACATCATTTCCTTTAGTGGTAAGAAATACGGCTCTCGTTACTCCAAAGGATCATCGGATGACTATACGCTCTACAAAGGACGAGAGGCCAAAGATCCTTACATGATTACGCACTTAATTAAAGAGGACGGTCGAGCGCAGGCTATTGGAGCGGTTGAACACTTATTCGAAGCTCAGTGGATGCAAAACCACACCGCCAAACAGATCAAGGACCAATTAGACTTGGCTTCTAAATTAGTATTCCAGACATCTGACGGCAATTACGCTGGTCGGAATGTCCTAACCTCTATCGAGAATGGCGATATACTTGTTTACAACACTAATGAACCTCTTACCCAGTTGGCGAACACTTCGCACGACATCACGTCGCTCCAAAACTTCGCCCAACAATGGAAGCAATTAGGTAACGAGATCAATGGAATAAGTGAGTCATTGATGGGTGAGAACCCACCTTCGGGGACGGCGTGGCGACAGACTCAGGCTTTACTCCAAGAGTCACACTCGTTGTTTGAAATCATGACTGAGAACAAAGGCTTGCACCTTGAGGATATGCTTCGTAAGTACATTATTCCTTACTTGAAGAAGCAACTTGATACGACAGACGAGATTGTAACGACCCTAGATGAGCAGGGAATCGCTCAGTTTGACGCAATGTATGTGCCGAGTGAGGTTATTAAGCAGTCCAATGAAATTATTAAGCAGCAGATTTTATCAGGCCAGATCGCCTCACAACCTGATGCTCAACAGCTAGAGGCCGGAATTAAAGGCACGCTTGCTCAAGACGGCAACCAAAGGTTTATTAAGCCGTCTGATATACCAACTAAAACTTGGAAGGATATATTCAAGGATATAGAATGGGAAGTAGAATGCGAAATAACACCAGAGAACAGCAACAAGGAAGCTGTACTAACAACTTTATCAACGGTCTTACAGACTGTGGCAACGAATCCTTTAGTTTTACAGGACCCGAACATGAGATTAGTATTCAACCAGATTCTAACCGAGACCGGCAACATTTCTCCCCTACAATTGGCTCAAGTAGCCGCTCAACCACAGCCACAGACCCAGCCGCAACCACAAGCTCAACAGCCACAGCAGGTATTACAACCGCTAACTCAATCTAATAAATAAACATGGAAGATAAAAAACCACAACGCCGTGAGCGATTTGTTCTGGATAGGGAAAGAGACCTATTACAGTCTTATTTTAAAGACAATGAAGACTTGCTATTGGCGTTGCGGAATTTACTGTTTGGATTTGATCTTGATGAAAGGGAGACGGCCATGTTAGCCCCAATGCTTAAGAGCCAGGAAACAATTGCCTTGTTAAATAAGATGTTTTTCCCACAACTAGGTAAAGATATTCCTGTAGGACAGTCAATTGATTTATGGATGATTATTAAACTAGAAGATCCTCAGCAGTATGATGTAAATCTCAAGGCCCATGAAGTTTTTCTAGCTAAAATAGACTCAGCTCTTAAAAGATTATTAGACCCAAAGGTTAAAGTAGATCTGACCTGTAAACAATCGCCCGCTGATATTAAAGGACGGAACACTTTTATCCAGCATATTGAGGGCCAGCTGACAGCTATTAGGGTACTAGCCAACGAGAAGGTAGAAACTCCTGAAGAACGTATTATGAAACAAGCTAAAGATTCACTTAAATAATATGGCCAAGAAACTAACAATCAAAGGACGTACAAACAGCGAGGGTAAAGAATTGCCAGTCTATGCTGAGAAAGCCAAGGGCTGGGGACTGACACGAAGTGTTGGTAATCCTGTGCGATCACCAAGAGCGGCGGCCATGCAGGTTGCCAGTGTTCCTAGTAACGACTACTCCAAGGGAGTCGGAATGATAAATATGTCTCAAGGAGATATGCTGAAACGTGGTATTAAAAATATGGCAAAGAAACTCAAATTGATTAAATAATATGAAAGCTAAACTAGGTTCCGGTAAAAGATTCGATCAATTGGCTAGTAAACTAGCAGCCAAAGGTGCTTCTAACCCTAAAGGTTTGGCAGCCTATATTGGTCGAAAGAAATACGGCAAGAAGAAGTTTCAGTCTTTGGCAGCAAAAGGAAATCCAGGTTACTAAGCGCTAGATAGCTGTCCCTACTAAGCCGGGGCCAGCGATGTATCGCTTAGATACACTTAGGTCGAGCTAGACCATTAAATAGCTTATGTCTTACCAAGACGACGAGGAGTTGGACTCTCAAAACCAACCGACAGAGGAAGTCGTAAACACCGAAGTAGTCGAGACAACTGACGCAGAGCCAGAAGTCGAGGACACCCAGCCCGAGTACACGGAAGCCGAAAAGAAGGCTTATGCTCGAGCGAAGAAGGCGGAAGCTGAATTGAAAGCCTTAAAAGCACAATTAAAGCCCGCACCAAAAGAACCAGTACCCACCCCATCGGGGCTCGGTTCACTCTCACCAGTACAACTTGCCAGAGATTCTAAAGCCATAGCTGATCTCGTAGACGAAGACGTAGATTACGTCGCTACCTATGCGGATAAGTTTGGCGTAACACTCTCGGAAGCACGCAAAAATAAAGACGTGCAAGCGGTACTAAGAGTTAGAGCTGAAGAACGTCGTACCGCCGAGGCTACCTCAACAGGTAATGCTCGACGGGGAACGAGTAAAATGTCTGATGATTCTTTAATGGCGAAAGCTGAGGCTGGTGACATACCAACTGATACCGACTCCTTAATGAGAATTGCTCAGGCTAGGCTCAAAAAAATGAAGCAGTAACTTGCAGATGGGGGCTTAATAAAAATTAACCCCTAAATATACGGCTAACACATTATCAACCAAAACCCTACGAGATAAGTACCGTTCCGCTTCTTTAGAAGTGGCCCTGCGTACCGCTCTTGTAGCGGAGAAGATCTGTGAAGTAGACCGCTCGGATGCTAAAACTATCCAGGCTCCTTACTTAACAGCTCCTTCGACCGTAGTTCAGGCCTTGGCGGGTACTTACACCCCTAACGCCGTAACTACCACCGACGACACATTAACAGTTTCCGACGAAGTAGTGGTCGCCACCCACGTCTTTGGCTTTGAGGATATAATCTCGAAGTTTGACTTGTTTGCGGCCTTTACTGAGGAACAGAACTTTGCGGTGGCCAAAGCTATCGATAAGTACGTTCTAAACGTAATCTTAGAAGCGGGTACTGGTTCCTACACCACGCCTGCTGGTGGTTTCACAACCGCCGCTAACATCAACGTAATCATGTCTAACCTTATCGCTAAGGTGGCTGGTTACTCAGACTCTTACAAGGGTCTATTCCTCGTCATTGAAAACACTGACGTTCCTGGATTCATCCAGGCTCAGGCGACCAATGGTTTCTCCTTCGCTGACGCTGCGCTAAACAACGGTTGGATGACTTCCTACATGGGAGTCGACATCTACGTTGTCCGGGCTGCCACCTTCGAAGATGACACCACGACCAGTGATTCTGGATCGCAGACTTGGACCAACCTTGGCCACCGTTTGTTCGGTGTTAAGGGTGTCGCCACTTATGCTGCACCTCGAGGTCTTCAATTCGAGGAAAAAGGTGTTACTGGAAAGACAGGTAAGGAAATTGTCACTTACGGCTTGATTGGTGCCAAAGTTTGGACCCCAAAGTCTGATTTGATTGTCGATATTACTTTGACTTCCTAGTCCTTAGTATCTTAGTCATTTAACTAAAATACTATGGCACTACCACAAGGAAATAACCCTACATTAGATGGAATCTGGTTCCGTCCGGCGGTGCTGACGGCTGATGACGCAACGCCAACAGTTGTTGGCCAGAACACAATCCCGATGGGTTGTCGCTCAGTCAACGTCACGGCAGTTCAAAACGATGCGAATGATTGGATTACTTTGCCAGCTCTTTCGTCTGTTCCAACGGGTCATCGTATAGTCATTTGTTGTAATGCGGCCTCTAACTTCGAGTTAAGAACCCCCGCCACTTCCAACGAAAAGATTAACAACGTGGACTCCGATGGCACGAATGAATATCTGTGTACTGATACCGATGTCGTTATTGTTACCAAAATGAGTGATACCGCAGGCTGGATGGCTTACGAGTACACCAAATTAGGCGCCGTCGTTTCGGCTGTTATTCCTGATTAATTGCATTACCTATGGCACTCTCAAGTGGAACTAACCCGGTATTAGACGGAGTGAGGGTGACTGCAAATGGAATCACAGCTACTAACGTCGAATCCGGTCTAAACCAAATCTATCCTCAAGTACAATCGGTTAATATTAGTGGAATCACTAACGCTGAGTCAGACTTTGTTGTCCTGCCTTTGCTTAGTGACGTACCGGTAGGTCATCACATCATCATCAACAATCAATCTGGCTATAACATTTATTTGCGAACGCCAGCTTCAAGTAATAACAAGATTAATGATGTCGACTGTGACGGTGCTAACCAGTACCCCCTAACTAAAACGAATGTCTTAGAGTTAATCAAAAGAGATGGTACGGGTGGTTGGGTTGCTTTAGAGCACACCAACTTGGGTGCGGTGGTAACAGCGGTGGTTCCGGCGGCTCATTCCTTGAGTCCGTCGGCTTCACCGTCGGCTTCACCATCTGTCTCACCTTCCGTGTCAGCGTCGCCTTCTAGGAGTCCAAGTATCTCACCATCAGTGTCACCGTCAGCGTCTTTGTCGCCAAGCGTGTCACCATCAGTCTCGGTCTCTCCGTCGGTTTCGCTATCACCAAGTAAATCGCCGTCCGTCTCACCAAGTGCGTCAACTTCACCAAGTTCTTCGGCTTCTCCGTCCGTGTCACCGTCGGTGTCAAAATCACCTTCTCTGTCACCTTCAATTTCGCCGTCGATCTCGCCAAGTTTCTCGCCCTCACAAAATCCGTAAACAACTTAATATCTTCTTTGGGCTGGGCAGTCACCTGGTCAGCCCTCTAGAGGACATTAACCTCTTAAATAACTCTTATGCAGTTTAATTCTAATGCGGACAGCCAAGATATAGTCCACGAAGTCTTGAAAATTTGTGATACCAGCACGAACAGCTATCCGGTGGTTGATATCACTCGTCGCTGTAACACCGCCTTGGATCGTTTCTGGTTTTTAGCCATGACCTCTAATGGGTTGTGGCAGGTTGATGATCTAAATAACTCCACCACTCTGCCGATTGGCACGACTAACGTGGTTTCTGGGCAGTATGATTACTCCCTGGCCTCCGATGTACTATTGATTGAGAAGGTTTTATGCAAAGATGCTAATGGAAATTGGCAAGAACTCGAGCCAGTCGACGTAACTGACTCCAAAAACGAGTCTCGAAACATCTGGACTCGTCCTTCTAGCAACTCTGGCTCGCCAACTAAGTACGATTTGGTGGCTAATTCCTTGTTACTTGATCCAGTCCCTAACTATAACTCGACCAATGGCTTAAAAGTGGTCTTCCAACGAGGCCCAAGTTACTTCGATACTGATGACAATACTAAAACTCCAGGCATTCCGGTTATTTTCCATACTTATATCGCTCGCTATGCTGCTCTGCAGTTTTTGATAGAAAAAAGACTCCCGGCTGTGCAAGGAATCGCTCAATTAGTAGCGGAAGATGAAGCCGCTATCAAAGATTGGTACGCTTTTAGAAATAAAGCTACTCGTACTCGCTTAACAGTGCGGCAAGAAAGTAATAGGTAATATGCGAATGGCCAAGAAGAACATTGGCCCATTCCTCGCTTTCAACAGGGTTTGGTTCGTAATCAACCAAAAGCGATTACTCTGGTTACTTAACTCCAAGTTAACCCGGCGATGGTTCCGCCGGGTACTTTGCATTGATGAAACTTTAGACATTGAGGAGATCTTCCCCAATTCTTATAAGGTTCATTTGATTGGAAACGTCTATAAGCAAGATTTCAGAACTCACGCAAAATATGGGAAGCGTATTTATCTTGCCTTTAAACCTTTATGGTGGGTAATTCACTACTGGGATGAACTTTTTGCTGATAGATATGCTCCTGAATGGAGTTATGGATTTACTACTTTAACAGTATTTCCTGACCCCAACGCAGAGACTACCTCTGTCGATGGTTCTACGACAAGAAGTACTGCCGAGGCATGGGCTACCAAACGAGCAGCGGCCGCATCTAACACCGCCCAAGATAGTGCTACTACTGCTTACTTTGCACGCCTCACTTCCAATGGAACCCCTCAGTGGACAAACATGGATAGGGGATTCTTTTTGTTTGATACTTCTGCATTAGGTGCAACAGCCATTGTCGCTAGTGCAACATTTTCTATTTCCGGCGATAGTGGTGGTACTACCTTAGATCAATATAGTCAGGATTATTGTTTAGTTAGTTCTTCTCCGGCATCTAATACAGTTATTTCTACTGGGGATTACGACCAAGTGGGATCAACAGATTTTATAACCCGCGTTTCTTGTGGGTCTTGGAATGATACGGCGTATAATGATCACGCTTTAAATTCAAGTGGTATCGCAGCGATTTCGTTGACGGGTGTAACTAAGTTTGGAACTCGTCTTTCTGGAGATTTAGATAATGTAGAACCTAGTATTGGCGCTGGTGGGTTGAACTCTCGTGTAAGGTGTATTTTTGCAGACAACGCAGGAACAGCTAGTGATCCTAAGTTGGTAATTACTTATACGTTGTCGTCTACCTCTCCTTCCGTCTCACCGTCTGTTAGCGTAAGTCCGTCTGTTTCCGTATCCCCATCCGTTTCAGTTTCTCCTAGCTCGTCTCTATCGCCCTCGGTTTCTCCGAGTGTGTCACCCAGTGTCTCAGTCTCCCCCTCGATAAGTGTGTCACCCAGTGTCAGTACCAGTCCATCAATTTCCGTTTCACCTAGCAGTTCTTTATCGCCGTCTGTTTCCCCTAGTAGCTCGGCTAGCCCGTCGGTGTCGCCTTCCGTTAGTGTATCGCCTAGCGTATCAAAGTCACCATCCATATCACCCTCCATTTCCCCATCAGTGTCAGTAAGTCCATCAATTTCCGTTAGCCCCTCGGTATCAGTTTCACCTAGTATCTCTGTTTCACCTTCAGTTTCCGTTTCACCATCTAGTAGTCTATCTCCCTCCATCAGCCCGTCTGTTTCCCCAAGTGCAAGTGTATCTCCATCTGTCTCGGTATCCCCGTCAAGTTCTTTATCACCATCTATCTCACCATCGGTATCACCCAGCGTTTCAGTATCACCTTCTGCTTCTGTTAGTCCTAGTAGCTCTTTAAGTCCCTCAATCAGTCCAAGTATCTCACCATCAGTAAGTGTTAGCCCGTCTGTTTCCGTTTCACCATCTTCATCACTCTCACCATCTGTAAGCCCCTCGGTATCCCCTTCCGTCAGTGTTTCACCGAGTGTCAGTGTTTCACCTTCTTCCTCTCTATCGCCATCCATCAGTCCGTCTGTCTCTCCTTCGGTATCTACTAGCCCATCAATTTCCGTTAGCCCCTCATCTTCTTTATCTCCATCAATATCACCTAGCGTTAGTCCGAGCGTTTCTGTGTCTCCGAGTGTTAGTGTTAGTCCATCCTCGAGTTTATCGCCAAGTGTTTCACCATCGGTCTCTCCCTCAGTATCAACTTCTCCAAGTGTTAGCGTCTCACCGTCGTCTTCACTTTCTCCATCAATAAGTCCGTCGGTGTCACCGTCGGTATCGGTCAGTCCATCAGTCTCAGTTAGCCCCTCTTCAAGTTTATCACCGAGCATATCGCCCTCCATCAGTCCATCCGTTTCGGTATCTCCATCGACCTCGGTGAGTCCATCTGTAAGTGTATCTCCATCGGTTTCTACTTCTCCATCAGTCTCAGTCTCCCCCAGCGTTTCCGTATCACCATCCTCTTCATTATCTCCCTCGATCTCACCGTCGGTTTCCCCGAGTGCTAGTACATCACCTAGTGCTTCTGTTTCTCCTTCTGAAAGTGTCTCTCCCAGCTCCTCGCTTAGTCCGAGTATTTCGCCCTCTGTATCACCCTCGGTTAGTACCTCACCTTCTGTTTCAGTCTCACCTTCTGTTAGTGTATCGCCAAGTTCTAGTTTGTCCCCTAGCATTTCTCCTAGTGTAAGCCCTTCTGTTTCTACAAGCCCAAGCGTCTCCGTCAGCCCTTCGGTAAGCACTTCCCCCTCCTCATCATTATCACCGTCCATAAGTCCATCAGTATCGCCCTCAGTTTCAATCAGCCCATCGGTATCACCCTCTGTCTCCGCTAGTCCGTCAGTAAGTCCTTCATCGTCACTCTCACCTTCCATTTCGCCATCAGTAAGCCCCAGTGTTAGTGTTTCACCTAGTGCTTCAGTATCTCCCAGCGTCTCAACTTCGCCTTCCGTTAGTACCTCACCATCCGTGTCGACTAGTCCTTCCGTTTCACCTTCCGTTAGTGTTTCTCCGTCAGTTTCACCGTCAGTCAGTAAATCTCCCAGTATTAGTCCATCAGTGTCTCCTTCGGTGTCGGTATCACCTAGTGTTTCCGTCTCTCCCTCTGTTAGCGTCAGTCCATCCGTTAGTCCGTCGGCCTCTCGGAGTCCCTCAGCTTCGCCTTCTTTCTCACCATCCAAGAGTCCAAGTATCTCCCCGTCCTTCTCGCCCTCTAGGAGTCCGTCGGTCTCCGTTTCTCCATCCGTCTCTACTAGTCCGACACCCTCATCTTCGGTTTCGCCTAGCATCAGTGTCTCCCCATCTATTTCGGTATCACCTAGTTCCTCTCCTTCACCCTCTCCAGGTGGGCATAATTGGACAAATCAAGACCAAAACCACAGTTCGTGGACCAATCAAGATAAGAATTCAAGTAGTTGGACTAATCAGGATAAAGTAACAAGTACCTGGGAGAATCAGAGTAAAGTAACCAGTAACTGGGAGAATCAAGATAAGAATTCGAGTGCCTGGAGTAACCAAGTAAAGGTTGTTAGTACTTGGGAGAATCAGGATAAAATGGCAAGTTCGTGGACTAATCAGGATAAAAACTCGTCTAATTGGTCAAATCAGAGTAAAATTACTAGTAGTTGGTCTAATCAAAGCAAGAATCCAAGTACCTGGGAGAATCAAGATAAGGACCCTAGCACTTGGGATAACCAGGATAAAAGTTAATTTTTATGCAAGCAAAAGATTTAGTTATTAATCAATGGTATAAGGGAATCGCTCAAAGCCCTCATGTGGGTTTTGGCAACATGACGAACCTAGATATCCGGAGCTTTCCCGGCGTTGTCAGGTTGAACTTTGCCCTAGAAAATAAAGGTAGTACGGTTGTGACCGACCATATCCTCTGGCTAGTCAGAAATCGTGGTAATAACCATGAATTCTATGGCCTAGGCAGTAGCGGCAAAGTCTATACCTCAGCTGACGGGAGTTCGTGGACCAACATCTCTGGAGTTGGGGCAGGGCAAGGACAGGGACTAGCAGTTTGGAAGAACTATCTATTCGTGGCTGCTGGTTCCACGGCGATTGATGTATATGGACCCTTAAGTGGTTCTCCATCTTGGACGAATGGCTGGAAAACGGTGGATTCTGATTCTGCTGGACATCCCATGTTTATTAACAAAGACGACACTCTATATATTGGGGCAGGTCAGTATCTAGCTAGTTTAGAAGAAAATTCTGGGCAGACATTTGCGCCTGGCACAGCAGCTTCCTATACCTGGATTTCTCAAGCCCTTGATCTGCCAGCCGGGTATAGGATTCGGTGTTTAGAAGAATTAGGTAATAACTTAATGATTGGAACCTTTGTTGGAGCCAATACTTATGATTTTAGGATTGCTGATATCTTTCCTTGGAACGGAACCGACCCTTCTTTTGGTATCCCAATTCATCTAAATGAAACTGGGGTCAACGCCATGATTACAGTTAATAACCTACTTTATGTCTTTGCTGGAAATGGTGGGCGGATTTATGTAACTAACGGGACGACGGCTACCCAGATTGGTAATATCCCTAAATACATCGCTAACACCGAGGGTGGAGCACAAATTTATACTTTACCTGGGGCTGTCATGAATCATGCCGGACGCATTTATTTCGGACTGTCTACTGCTAACAGCGTAGCGGGCATGGGAATTTGGAGCATTGATCCCAATCCAAGTGACGGGAATGTTTTAGTGCGAGAGCATTTAATCTCCACAGGCAACGAAGGAGCTACAAACGCTTTACAGGTAGGGGCTTTGATTTCCTATACTAACGAAGTTTTCTTTGCCAGTTGGATTGATAACTCTAGTTATGGAATTGATAAATTAAATAATAGTCTTAGAGTTACAAGCTATGGCGGTTACGCTGAAACTGCTTTATTTCCTGTCGGAACAAATTTAAACAAAGCGACTTTCCAACAAGGAGAGTTTAGTTTGTCTAGGCCACTGGCTACCGGACAAGGAATTAGACTTAAGTACCGTAAGAACTTAACCGATAGTTTTACCACCATTGGAACGTGGATTTATTCACAACTCGGAGCCGTGGTTAGTCATAATTTCTTCACCGACATTTCTGATGCTGAATATTTACAAATTAGAGTGGAACTGACTACCGGAGAATTTAACGCTACCCCTGAGTTAAGAGAAATAAGATTACGGTAATGGAGTTTGATCCACAATATATCTCAACTCGGAAAGGGCAGGCCACTTCGCCTTTAGATGAACCGGTCATTCCTCACACGCATAATGGGATTGATAGCCCACTTTTAAGTGGTTCAGGTGGTGGTATACCGGCGGGAAGTGATAAGGATATTCAGTTTAACGACCAGGGGTACTTAGGTGGTGATGATAACTTCCAATGGGATAAAACAACTAGAACTTTATCTATTGGTGATGCTAATTATGGAATAGGAATTATTCAGGGTCCAAATGCTTCAGTAAATTCAGGGGATAACGGTACAGATGTAGATATTATTGCGGGTAATGGTTCGACAGGAACGAGCACCGGAGATGGTGGGGTAGTTTTGTTGCAAGGGGGGCAAGGGGATGCGGGTGGAGACGTTGAACTAGATGCAGGAGTGGGTCTAACCGATGATGGTGGCGAAGTGAAAATATTCGGCGGTTCTACTTCTGCGACTAACGGCGGAAGGGGTGGGGGAGTAACGATTTATGCAGGAAATTCAGGACCTGGTACTGATGCGGAAGGTGGAAGGTTAGATATAGGAACAGGAAATGGGGATGGAAGTGCGAACGGAGGAGATTTAAGAATTGTTTTAGGGTCAGGAGGAAGCACTGCACAAAGACCAGGTTTTATACAAATTCTCTGTCAGCCTTATGGACAACAACCAGTTGAAAGAATACAACAAGTAAATGCGATAAACACGACAGATGCTACACCAACTACATTACTTTCAATAGATACTAATAATTTTAGGGCTTATCATGTAGAAGCCAGGGTCATCGGTCATCGCACTGGTGGCAGCGCCGGTACAAACCACGATAGTGCGTCCTATTTAATAATAGGAACATTTAAGGCTACGAGTTTAACTACCGTATCTCAAGTTGGCTCGACCATGAATCTTTATAGTAATGAAGATCAAGTTGGGTGGGATGTTAATTTTGTAATATCTGCGGATAAAATATTAGTTCAAGTAACTGGAGCGGTTAATAATGATATTACTTGGACGGGTTGGGTCGAACATCAATTAAGCTATTTAACTAATTAGTATTTATGTCCATTTTCCATGCAGGTCTAAAAGGCATATTAAAGATAATGGCAAATTCTTCTAGCAAACAAGCAACTCTTGATGCCTCGGCAATCACTAATGATAGAACGTATACACTTCCTGATACAGCTGGAACATTAGTTCTGACATCGGATATTCCCGTTGTCACAGGAGATATTACAGCGGTTGGTGACGTCACTTCAGGAGCAGCTTTTGATGGCACCCAAGGCAAAACATTAACTTTATTAAAAGAGAATGAGGGTACAATTAAAGTTGGGAATTCCACTACGTCTAATACAATAGGTGGTAAGTTAGTAATTAGAGCTGGTGATGGAAACGGGGCCGCCAATGGTGGGGATATTCAAATAAGCAGTGGATCCGGTGGAAGTACTAAAGATGCCGGAAGTATTATTTTATTAGGTGGAACCGGAGGATCTTCGGGGACAGGTGGCGATGGTTATGGTGGGGGCATTACTTTAATAGGTGGCACTAGTACTGTTGATGATGCGGGTGGTGGGGATATTAGCATTACAGCAGGAACAACTACTGCCACTAATGGTTAC